TCATATTATCTCGCTCTGTCCAAAATTCTTCTCTATTTTTATCAGTTAGTCCCGAACCAACATTAACATGAATTAGTTTTCCTTGGTCAGTACCCTCACATACAAATGCACCTAATTTGCCAACATTCTTGCCTGTACCTTCCTCAACAGCAATGACAGTTAAATCAACTGTAATAACGGGTTTCCATTTCATCCACGTAGTGCTACGCTTACATTCATATACACCAAAGCGGTCTTTAATCATGATGCCTTCGTACCCATCGTTTACACATTCAGTGGCATAATCAGTCATATCGTCGTGACCTTCTTCTGTATCCAAATCAACTAACATAGGTGTTTCAAGAATATCAATATTATCTAAATCTTTTACCTTCTCCCTCACGCCGTCTAAAAACATACATCTATCTTCTTGTACTTGTGACCACTTGCCTGCTTGAAAATCTACATAAGGAATATAATCAAATACGTTGTACACACAATCTTCTGTTTGCACATTTTGCTTACGCTGTGCTTGACGCATTAAACTTTGGAAGTCCTCGCTCATTATTTCACCGTCAAGCACAATGGGGTCGTACATGTATGGTAATGCAGTGTAAAACACATCCCTGACTTTACGCAAACTACGTTCAATCGATTTAAAGTTCTCGAATAATTTACCATTCCTACTTCGTAATTCAATATGACTAGGATGTAGTATTGCTAATGTTCTAACACCATCAAGTTTCTTTTGTATGAACTTTTGTCCAACTAACTTCTTTTGGTGCTTTTTAGAATCAGTTGCTAACATACATTCAAATGTAGGTATTTCGTACTTAGTGCCTTTTAATATCTTATTGAATGTTTTTGCAGTAGCACCAACACGTAAGTCCTTTAATAACGTAGGACGTGCTAACTTATTCCAATTATCACTGTCGAACTCTTTACTTAATTCATGTACTTGCTGTATTGCTGTATTACCTGTAATCCGACGTGAACTTAAATCTTTAAGTAAGAATTGAAAGAAGTGCCAACTATTCTTTTTGTTAGTTAACCCCTCGGTTTCGGGTACTTGTTTTGTGTGAAATTTAGTAAATGGGTCGTACGCTTCTTGTGCATTTTCTAAGAAGATACATGCTTCTCTACTACCCAAAGTACACGCAGTATATGCTTCTCCGATTACTTCTTCTTTGTGTAAACGACTATTGCTTTCGTTTAGTTTATCTATCCATTGAAAAGGCATATTATCCGGCGAATACGTTTCCGCTACCTTGCGTTAATACAATACCACAACCGTACGGGTCGGTGATTCTTGCAACTTGTTTGTTGTTAACATATACTGAACTTGAGCCACTACTTAGTGCAGTAGCATGCGTTGGGCATCCTGCAGGAGGGGGGGCATACGGATGTGATGTATTAACATCACCTTGTCTGTGGGTTCGTATATTATTCGTGTACACATCACCCGACCCAACCGCCGCGGATGGAACCACACCACACTCATGAACTGATACTGTATCACCTACTCTGCTTACTTGTGTCATAACTATTATTTATTCAGTAAGAACTTGTTTAGTTTTCTCATTCTGCATCTCATCAATCGCTTGTTCGTAAGAGACTTTTATATGTTCTTCAACATGTGCAACTACTGCAATAGCAGATTTATTTAATTGCATTGGTTTTGACATATCACCAGCAATCATCCCAGGTAATGTATCAGGACCTTGTGCAGTTAATGTGATACTAAGAGGGTTCATGATATCAATACATGATTGATGTACATCATCTACATTAGCAATAAACTCTTCGCCACTAAGTAACTTAAAACTATATATATTTCCTTTGAATATTTGAATCATTTGCTTTCCATAATTTCATTAACCCGAGATACAATTAGTTCCTTTGGTATGGCATTCAATCCATCAAACCCACCTTCAACTAACAATGTCTTATTAACATACAATTGTGGAACTGTTCTATGACCCTCACCTACAACAAATGTCTTAGCATCGTCATCTTCATCAATCTTCACAACATTGCATTCAATATTGTACTCTTCCAATAAATCCTTTGCTTTTACGCAATATGGACATCCTTCTTTGCTATAAATTGTAATCATATTTTATTCTCCAATTTCCATCCTGCTGTTTTTCCATGTTTTGGTATAGCAGATTGTGTTTTTTGTATTTGTTTTTGTAATGTGGAGCAACTTAGGTTATTATCAATACAGAAGGTATTTAACTCGCCACCCCATAATTCAAATTTTTCACCATTTGGACTAGTCAATATATAACAATGACTACGTTTGTTGTTTTTTCCGGTGTGTTTCGCGTTTGCTTCCCCTATTAATCGTTTAGTAAGGTCAGAATGTGAACAATCGCGGTTGGCATGCGCCTTAATTACACTTTCACTTATTTTTTTCTTTGTTTCTTCTGTATGTGTATTTGGACCATATCCGCCACGTTCCTTTTGTAATTGTGCTCGATTGTCACGCTGTTTCCTTCCTTCATCTGCGCCATATATTTCTTCATACGTTTTGCCTTTGTGATTGGGTGGTCTGCGGTCAATACATACATTAGTTAAAATGCCATTATCGTCGTATCCTTTTCTCCCGTGTTTTTTTATTAGTGTCGATTCCATATCATATGCAAGGTTTTCATCAATTATATTTTCGGCAATGTATTCAATCAACGGCTCTGCTCCACTTCTTCTTATTGAAGCAATCTTATTTTCCTTATATTGATTTTTTGACGAAGAATGGTCGTACAAATGTGTTTGGGCACGGTTTCCTTGTCCCTTTCCTATATAAAATGGTAAATTTGTTCTTGGGTCAACTAATTGATATACGTAATACATAAACTCACTCTCTTGTTTAATGTATTTATCAAGAGAGTGAGAATAACAATTACTTATTGAATAATCGCTATTTTGTATTTTACTAATACCAAATATGATATGTTTTTTATAGAAGGGGTATGGGTTTATATCAATTAATTTATCTTTAACTGTTTCCCATACACTATGCCTAATTGCTTGTATAGTATTAAACCCTTCTAAAAAATAATACCCTACGACGCTATTTCCGCCATAAATCTCCACATGAGTGTTGGTATTATTATGGCAATTGTGCATATCATATGTCCAATCACTTTCCACATTTACGCCCATAATGTGATTGCAATTTAATTTTTTAGCAAATGACATTAACTCAGACGATATAGATGATGGGTCACACCACATTATAAAGAAAACCCCTTTAATGTATCGTCAGTAATGTCTTGCTTAACTCCGCCAATTATATAAGAAGTTATGGCGGTCTGCTGAGGCGCTACTTGTACTTCTGAACCTGAAATCCATTTTCCTGTCCACGGTAGTGGGTCTGAACCACCTTTAAATGGAGATACTAACCCAATCGCTTTCATACGCTTATTAGCAACGAACTCAACGTACTGACAAAGTAATTCTTCGTTCAGTCCAATGATAGAACCATCTTTGAACAAGTATTTAGCCCATTCCTTTTCCTGTTGTACTGCATCTAAGTACATAGCAGTTGCTTCTTCTTTTGTATCTTCTGCAATCTTTGCAAAGATTGGGTCGTCCTTTGGCATCATCTTAAGAACAGTTTGAGTAAATCCCAAATGCAAGTTCTCATCTCTACAAATTAACTTAATAATCTTAGCGTTACCTTCCATTGATTTAAGTTCTGCAAATGCCCAACTACAAGCAAACGATACGTAGAATCTAATTCCTTCAAGTACATTTACACTCAGCATTGCTAAGTAAATACGTTTCTTTAACTCGTACTCTGTGATTTCTACTTTCTTACCATTAACTGTGTGTGTGCCGTAGCCAAGTAACTGATAGTAATTGCTGTACTCAATTAAATTGTCGTAGTACTTACTTACATCAGCGCCACAGTCAATAATCTCTTGAATATCCATCATCTCATCGAATACAATACTTGGATTTGCGTAAATGTTACGAATGATATGTGTATAACTTCTGCTATGCACTGTTTCGTTGAATGACCACAGTGTAGTCCATGCTTCTAACTCAGGGATACTAATCAATGGCAAGAATCCTAAACTAGGACTTCTTCCTTGTACTGAATCTAATAAGATTTGACGTTTAAGGTTGGACGTGAATATATGCTTCTCATGTTCATCTAACCCTTTGAAGTCTTTAATGTCTTTGTTAAGTTCAACTTCTTCGGGTCTCCAAAAGAAACCCATTTGCTTATCAGTTAACTTATCGATTTTCTCGTACTTCAACGTTTCGTAACGTTGGATACCCATTGACCCATTTGGGTCTAAGAACATTGGACTATCTATGTGACTCTTTTTCTTATCAAAATTAATTACACTTCTACTCATTGTATTTCCTTATATAGTACAACTGTCGCAGTCCGCATCGTCTGTAACCTCAACTTCGCCTGCGCCGTCGTATGTTTGAAAATAGTACAATTGCTTTCCGCCGTATTTGTAAAATGTAATAATGTCTTCTAACATTTTACTCATTGGAATTTTTTCATCTTCGTACTGCGTAGGATTATAACTTGTATTGACGCTAATTCCTTGGTCAATGTACTTCTGCAAGACTGCCATTACTTTTAAGTATCCTGATGGACCTGGTTGGTCCCATAGTAATTCGTACTTGTTTTTTAAGTGTCTAAACTCAGGAACAACTTGTGACATTACACCATCTTTACTTTGTTTAATTGATACGTAACTTCTTGGTGGCTCAATGCCGTTTGTTGCATTACTGATTTGTGAACTAGTCTCACTTGGCATTAAAGCCATTAGTGTGGAGTTACGTATACCGTGCTTCTTGAGGTTTTTACGCAACCCGTTCCAATCCATTTTGTTCTTGTGTTTAATTACTTCGTCTACTTCCTTTTTGTACGTGTCAATTGGTAATATCCCGTCACTGTACTTAGTTTCGTTACTCAACGGACATGCGCCTTCTTCCTGTGCTAATTCATTACTTGCCTTAATTAAGTAGTAACTCCAATGCTGTGCCCAAGTGTCAACTAACTCCACTCCTTCTTTGTCATTGTAGCCAACACCATGTTTTGCTAAGAAGTACGCTAAGTTAATAATACCAACACCAAGTGGTCTACGGTTTTCAGTAGCAATTTGTGCCGCTTTAACAGGGTAATCTTGGTAACTTAATAACGAATCCAAACCACGTACTGCTAAGTTACATGCACGTTCCATATCCTCGGGTTTCTTAAATGCCCCCCAATTAATAGCAGACAATGAACACAGTGCAATCTCACCTTCCTCGTCATTAAAATCATTTAATGGTTTGGTAGGAAGGTCTATTTCCGAACAGAGATTTGACATCTTAATTGGGGCTAAATCAGGCTTAAATGAACCATGTTCATTAGCATGGTCTACATTCATTAAATACATTCTTCCAGTATCCTTGCGCTCTTGTATAAACGTACTAAACAAATCCATTGCCTTGACTTTAACTTTACGTATAGATGTTTTGCGCTCGTACATTTCGTACAACTTGCGGAATTTATCCTGGTCTGCATAGAATGCATCGTACAAGTCCGGAACATCATGTGGACTAAACAACGTAATATCGCCGCCCGTTAATAAACGCTCGTACATTAACTTGTTCATTTGTACGCCATAATCAAGTGTTCTAATACGTGTTTCTTCTGTTCCTTTGTTATTCTTAAGTACTAATAAGTCCTCTACCTCTAAGTGCCAAATTGGAAAATACAATGTCGCCGACCCACTTCTAACGCCACCTTGTGAGCAAGATTTAACCGCTGTCGCAAAGTGTTTATAAAAAGGTATAACGCCTGTATGATAAGCATCGCCACTTCTAATAGGCGAGTTCAGTGCTCTAATTCTACCTGCACCTATACCAATGCCTGCCTTTTGACTTACGTACTTAACAATTGCACTTGTTGTCGCGTTAATCGAGTCTAAACTATCGTCTGTTTCGACTAGTACACAACTACTAAACTGTCGTTGTGGTGTACGCACACCTGCCATTACAGGAGTAGGTAAACTAATTTGGTGTGTGCTTATTGCATCATAATATTCTTTAATCCAATGCAAACGTGTTTTAGTGCCTTTCTTTGGATAATGTGCGAATAATGTTGCCGCAATCAATGCATAACATATCTGTGGTGTTTCAAATATTTCTTTGGTAATACGATTCTGTACTAGGTACTTGCCACGGAATTGTTCCATAGCAACATATGTAAAATCCTCATCGCGATGATGCTTAATGAAGTTATTAATGTAGTTCCATTCACCTTCAGTGTACTCATGTAATAACTCAGGGTCATAAAACCCATTGTTTACATTCTTTACCACTATTTCATATATATCACATGGTTTGAATTGTCTATAGACTTCTTTACGTAAACTGTAATTAATTAAACGACCTGCTACAAATTGATAGTTAGGGGTTTCTTCTGTGATTAAATCAGCAGCAGATTTGATTAACGTCTCTTGAATATCCTTGGTGCTGATACCATTATAAAATTGGATATGACTTTTTAATTCTACTTGACTAGCACTAACACCAGTAATCCCTTCAGTTGCCCAAAAGACAACTTTATGTAATTTTTCTAGGTCAAGGTTTTCTTTTTTTCCGGTTCTCTTTGTTACAGTAATAGCCATATTTTTATCTTATTTTATATGT